CACCTAAAAATCTTCAAAATAGAGTGATTATAAAAAATGGAGTTAAGTATCCTGGAAATGAACACGTTGGAGCTTTTGGTTGTGATAGTTATGATATTAGTGGTACTGTCGATGGTAAAGGATCTAATGGATCGTTACATGGACTAAGTAAATTTTCAATGGAAGATGTTCCACCTAATCATTTTTTCTTAGAATATATATCTAGACCACAAACAGCTGAAATGTTTTTTGAAGACGTTCTTATGGCTTTAGTTTTTTATGGCATGCCAATACTTTGTGAAAATAATAAACCTAGATTATTATACTATTTAAAACGTAGAGGTTATAGGGGTTTTAGTATGAATCGTCCTGATAAGGTTTGGAATAAGTTATCAACAACCGAAAGAGAAATAGGTGGTATACCTAATTCAAGTGAAGATATTAAACAAGCGCATGCTGCAGCAATAGAAACTTATATTGAAGAACATGTTGGTTTTATAGGTGAAGGTTATGGAGATATGTATATGCAACGCACATTAGAAGATTGGGCTAAATTCAATATTAATAACAGAACAAAGCATGATGCTTCAATTAGTTCTGGACTTGCTATAATGGCTTGTAATAAAAATAAATACAGACCAATAGCAGAAAGACAAAAAAATCCTATTAAGCTTGGTATTAAAAGATATAACAACGACGGTCAAGTTTCAAAAATAATAAAATAAATAAATGGTTTATACTAATAGTAATAGTTCTTTTCCCGATCAGGTGGTACCAGATGCAGAAAAAGCAAGTTTAGATTATGGTTTACAAGTAGGTCGAGCTATAGAAGGTGAATGGTTTAGTAATTCTAGACAAGGACCTAATATGGGTTACGCTACTACTAATTATAATAATTATAATTTATTAAGATTATATGCCAGAGGTGAACAACCAGTTCAAAAGTATAAAGATGAGTTAGCTATAAATGGTGATTTATCATATTTAAATTTAGACTGGAAACCTGTACCTGTTGTATCTAAATTTGTAGATATTGTTGTTAACGGAATGTCTCAACGTAATTTTCAAATAAATGCTTTTGCTCAAGATCCAGCCTGTTTAAAAACTAGAACAGATTATGCTAATCAACTAATGGTTGATATAAATGCTAGAGAATATTTAGAACAAGCACAAGAAACTTTAGGTGTAGACGCATTTTCTATGACCGCTGCAGATAGTCCTCAAACATTAGAGGAACTAGAAGTACATATGCAAATGGATTTTAAACAATCTGTTGAAGTAGCTGAAGAAGAAGTTATTAATCATATATTAGATAATAATAAATATGATTTAGTTAGACAAAGATTAAATTACGATTTAACTGTTTTAGGAATAGCTGCTGTAAAAACTAACTGGAATAGATCTCAAGGAGTTAAAGTTGACTATGTAGATCCAGCTTGTTTAGTATATTCATATACTGAAGATCCTAATTTTGAAGATATATATTACGCTGGTGAAGTAAAGTCTATAACATTGTCAGACCTAAAAATGCAGTTTCCTAATTTGACTGATAGTGAAATGAAGGAGATACAAAAATATCCAGGTAATCAAAATTATTTAAGAAACTATAATGGTAGACAAGATGATCTTACTGTACAAGTATTATATTTTGAATATAAAAGTTATAGCGATCAAGTATTTAAAATAAAATATACAGATCAAGGATTAGAAAAAGCTTTAGAAAAACCTGATTTTTTTAATCCACCGGAAAGTGACAACTTTGATAGAGTATCTAGAACTATAGAAACATTATATACTGGAGCAAAAATATTAGGTCATCCATTAATGCTTGAATGGAAGTTAGCAGAACATATGACAAGACCTACTGCTAATACTATGAAAGTTAATATGAATTATCAAATATGCGCGCCTAGAATGTATAAAGGTCGTATTGATTCATTAGTAAATCGTATTACAGGTTTTGCTGATATGATTCAATTAACTCATTTAAAAATACAGCAAGTATTATCTAGAATGGTACCAGACGGTGTTTATTTAGATATGGATGGTTTAGCAGAAGTAGATTTAGGTAATGGCACAAACTATAATCCAGCTGAAGCTTTAAATATGTATTTTCAAACTGGTAGTATTGTAGGTAGATCATTAACTCAAGATGGAGATCCAAATCGCGGTAAAGTTCCAATACAAGAATTACAAACAGGTTCTGGTGGATCTAAAATAGCATCATTAACACAAACTTATCAGTATTATCTACAAATGATAAGAGATGTAACCGGGCTCAATGAAGCTAGAGATGGTAGTAATCCAGATAAAAATTCATTAGTAGGTTTACAAAAGCTAGCTGCTGCAAATTCTAATACAGCAACAAGACATATACTACAAGCTGGTTTATATTTAACATTAAAGATGTGTGAAAATATATCATTAAGAGTTGCTGATTCATTAGAGTTTCCATTTACAAGAGATGCATTAGAAAATAGTATATCTAAATATAATGTAGGTACGCTAGATGAGCTGGCTAATCTTAACATACACGACTTTGGTATATTTATAGAATTAGAACCTGATGAGGAAGAAAAAGCTCAGCTAGAACAAAATATACAAATAGCTTTAAAAACTCAATCAATATACTTAGAAGACGCTATAGATATTAGAGAAGTTAAAAATTTAAAACTAGCAAATCAATTACTTAAGTTTAGAAGAAAAAAGAAACAAGAGTATGATGAAAAAGTTAAGTTAGAAAATATACAAGCTCAAGCTCAAGCAAATGCACAAGCAGCAGAACAAGCTAGTTTAGCTGAAATGCAAAAACAACAAGCATTAGCTGAAACTACTTTGCAAATAGAAAAAGGTAAATCTCAATTTGAAATGCAAAAAATGCAAATGCAAGCTGAAATTGAAAAGCAAATGATAGAGCTTAAATATGGATACGACATGCAGTTAAAAAGTATGGAAGTTGAAATTAATAATAATAAAGAAAAAGATATTGAAGATCGAAAAGATCAACGAACTAGAATACAAGCTAGTCAACAAAGTAAAATGATTAGCCAAAGACAAAATGATTCTGCTCCAACAAATTTTGAGCAGCAAGATAATCCAGCAGGATTAGACATGAGTGCATTTACAATCACTTAAAACAAAATAACTATTATATTATATTATGTCAAAAGAAGAAATAAAAGAAACTCCTACAGGTGAATTAGAGCAAGGGGAGTTTAAAATAAAAAAGAAACCTAAGAAACTTGCAAATAAAAAACCGCAAGAAACAGTAAAGCTAGACTTAGCTAAAAAAGAAGAACCTAAAAAAGAAGAAGATGCCATTCCAGAGTCAAGCACAACGAAAGTGGATGTACAAGAACTTTCCAAAGATGGCGGAGAAGTGGGAGAGGCACACTCCGAAGAACCAAAAATTACCGAAGAGAAAAAAGAAGAGCCAATAGCTACTATTACTGAAATTACTGAAGAGCCTAAAGCTAAAGAAGAAATAAAAGCTCCAGAGCCAGAACCTCAACCAGAAATAAATTTACCTGAAAATGTAGAAAAATTGGTAAAGTTTATGGAAGAAACTGGCGGTGATATAAACGACTATGTTAGATTAAATGCTGATTACACTAATATAGACGATACGGCTTTACTAAAAGAATATTATAAAAGAACTAAGCCACATTTAGATTCTGATGAAATACAGTTTATTATGGAAGATAAATTTGATTTTGATGAAGAAGTAGATGAGGTTCGCGATATAAGAAAAAAGAAACTCGCGAAAAAAGAAGAAATTGCAAATGCCAAAAACTTTTTAGAGGAAACGAAAAAGAAGTATTACGACGAGATCAAGTTGAGACCGGGCGTTACTCAAGACCAACAAAAAGCAATGGACTTTTTCAATAGATACAACAAAGAGCAAGAAATAGCTAAGCAAAGAAGAGATAAGTTTACAAATGTAACTAATGATTTATTTAACTCAGAGTTCAAAGGTTTTGAATTTAAATTGGGTGAAAAAAATTTTAGATATAACGTGAATAATCCTTCTGAAGTTGCTAATAAGCAGTCAGATTTAAACACTTTTGTTAAGAAGTTCTTAAATGAAAAGGGTGAAATAACTGATACTGCAGGTTATCATAAAGCAATTTACGCTGCTAGAAATGCTGATACTATTGCCAATCATTTTTATGAGCAAGGCAAAGCCGATGCAACTAAAAATATAATGGCAAAATCTAAAAATATAAGTGCAGAGCCAAGAGTTCAAAATTCTGGTGATGTATTTATAAATGGATTAAAAGTAAAAGCGATTTCAGGTGTTGATAGCTCAAGGTTGAAAGTTAAAACAAAAATGAAAAACAAAAATTAAAAATAAAAATTATGGGTTTATCAGGTGGAGCTTTTCCAGCTTCAATAACTCCAATGCCGAATAAAGTAACAGTTCAAGATAATTATATTAATTTTCAAGCTGCTGGATTCGAGCAATGGACACAACAATATCTACCTGAGCTTTATGAGCAAGAGGTAGAAAGATACGGAAACAGGACTTTGTCTGGTTTCTTGAGAATGGTTGGCGCTGAAATGCCAATGACATCTGATCAAGTTATTTGGTCTGAACAAAATAGATTACACATTGCTTATGATTCAGTTACAGTTGCTGTAGCAGGTGCTGATCCTGATTATACAGTTACTATTGCTTTACCTGCTGGTCAAGATACTGGTGCTGTAAGAACAGGTAATACTATTTTAGTCTCTGATAATGCTACTGGCTTAGTTACTGCTAAACTTTTAGTAACAAACGTAACTGGAGCTACTTTTAACACTCTTACTTGCGTTAGTTATGAAGCAGCTACATTAGTAGGTGGTTCTTTAATTGGTGCTAATAATAGTTTATTTGTATATGGTTCTGAGTTTCCTAAAGGAACTAACGGAATGGCAGGTGCTATTGAGCCTAAATTAAGTACTTTTAAAAATTCACCAATTATCATGAAAGATAATTATGAATTAAGTGGTTCTGATGCTGCTCAAATTGGGTGGATTGAAGTTGCTACTGAAGATGGTACTTCTGGATACATGTGGTATTTAAAATCTGAATCTGAAACAAGATTAAGATTTGAAGACTATATGGAAATGGCTATGGTTGAAGGAAAATTGATGGCAACTGCAGGTCAATCTTTTGGTGCTCAGTTTACTCCAGCAACAACATTAGCTGCTCCTGGACAAGTAATCAAAGGTACAGAAGGTTTATTCGCTGCTATCGAAGCAAGAGGTAATGTATACTCTGGTTTTGCTGGTGCTGCTGCTCCTGGTTCTGGTGCTTTAGGTGATTTCGATGAAATCCTTAAAAACTTAGACAAGCAAGGTGCTATTGAAGAAAACATGTTATTCTTATCTAGATCTACTGCGTTAGATTTTGACGATATGATTGCTGCAATGAATGGAGCTTATGCTTCTACAGCTGCTGCTTCTTATGGTCTTTTTGACAACGAAGCTGATATGGCATTAAACTTTGGATTTTCTGGTTTTAGAAGAGGTTCTTATGACTTCTATAAAACTGATTGGAAATATCTAAATGATGCTACAACTAGAGGATTAGACAAGGAGATTGATGGTGTACTTGTTCCTGCTGGAACTTCTACAGTATACGATCAAATGTTAGGTGCTAATATCAGACGTCCATTTTTGCACGTAAGATATAGAGCTTCAGAAACAGAAGATAGAAGAATGAAATCTTGGATCACTGGTTCTGTTGGAGGTGCTTACACTTCTGATCTTGATACTATGAGAGTTAATTTCTTATCTGAAAGATGTTTAGTAACTCAAGCTGCTAATAACTTCGTGTTGTTCAAAGGAGCTTAATTAATTATTAACATTTAAAAATATAGAAATTATGAGTTATATTTATGTAACAGTGGCTGGTTCTGGAACAGGATCAGAAAACACTACAAAACCAATTCCAACAAACGATATAGTAGCAGTTACAGGAGGGTCTACCTCTACTGTAATTACTTATGCTATGAATGATGATAAGAATCAAATTATTACTTTGACTCACGCGGCTGTTGGAGCTGCAGTACCAACTTTTATTAAGTTAGTAGTTGATGCAGTTAGAGAGGCACAACAAAAACCAGGTAAACTTGTATCAATTGATACTTCTACTTACGCGGTTTCTGATTGTATTCAATCTCACAGTTAATTAAACTAATATAAGATCCCGCTTCGGCGGGGTCTTTTTTAATTATTATATTATATTATATTATGGAAGAAACAAAAGAAAAAAAGTCTACTAAAAAAGTAGATACTTGGGAGTATAAAGATAGAAGCTATTACTTATTAAATGGCCAAACTCCTTTAACGTATACTATAATGTCTAAACATTCAAGAAGATATCCTTGTGTTCATTTTGATACAGAAAAAGGGTATGAAAGAGAACTTAGATACGCTACTAATCAAAAGTCTATTTTTGTAGATGAACAAAAAGGAGCTGCAACTTTAGCTCATATTGTTTTTGATGAAGGACATTTATATGTAAAAAAAGAAAAAAGAAATTTACAAGAGTTCTTAGCAAAACATCCTCATAACGGTGTTTTATTTACAGAGTTTGACCCTGTTGTTCAAGCAGAAGATCAATATGATTATTTAGAGCTAGAATTAGAAGCTATGAATGTAGCTACACATATGGATATTGATCAATTAGAAGCTATACTTAGAGTTGAAATTGGAACAAGTGTAAATAATTTGTCAAGTAAAGAATTAAAAAGAGATGGTTTATTGTTTGCAAAAAACAATCCTAAGCTATTCTTAGATTTAGCACAAGACGAAAACGTTGTTCTTAGAAACTTTGCTATAAGAGCTACAGAAGCTAGAATAATACTTTTAGCTGATGATCAAAGAACATTTAAGTGGGCTAGTAATGGTCGTAAACTAATGACTATACCATTTGATGAAAACCCATACTCAGCTATGGCTGCGTGGTTTAAAACAGATGAAGGTTTAGAAGTTTACAAATCAATAGAGAAAAAACTTAAATAACAAGTGACTATAAAATAGGGTGGTATTTCGCCACCCTTTTTTTTTAAAAATATTAAAATGGCAATAAACGTAAATACTGTATATACAACTGTTTTAAGTATACTAAATAAAGAACAAAGAGGATACTTAACTCCAGATGAGTTTAATAAAATTGGAACTCAAGTACAACTAGAGATTTTTGAAAAGTTTTTTGAAGATTATAACCAGTATATACGTATGCCAAAAACA